TTGCACAATTAGGTGCTATTGTAGATGCTATTCCTTCTACTGTTTACGGAAAAGAAGACCTTAACCTTTATGTATCTTCAAACATTGCTAGAGCGTATGTACGTGCTTTAGGTGGATTTGTTGCTAATATTGGTGGTGCAGGTACAGATAACAAAGGTTCACAATGGTACAACGGTGGTCAGCTTTCTTTTGAAGGTATCAACATTGTTGTAGCTAAAGGACTTGCTGATAACACAGCAATTGCTGCACAGAAATCTAACCTATTCTTTGGTACAGGTCTACTAGATGACCGTAACGAAGTTAAAGTTATTGATATGGCTGACCTAGATGGTTCACAAAACGTAAGAGTTGTGATGCGTTACACAGCAGGTGTACAATACGGAGTAAGAGGCGATATCGTTCTTTACTCATAATTTTAACTAACATAGAAAGGGTGGGTTAGGTATATCCTACCTGCCCTTTTTTAATAAATAAATAAATATGAGTTGTGCAATAACAAAAGGTAGAGGTATAGGCTGTAAAGCAGCTTATGCAGGTATCAAAAATGTATATATACTTGATTATAGCGCAGCGATTGCAGCGTTAAGCCCTTCATCAGGAACGGTAACATTACCATCAGATGGAAGTGCTGAATTTTTCAAGTTTGAGGTAAAAGGTGGTCAAACATCTTTAGAAACAAGCGTAACATCAAGCAGAGAAAATGGAACTACTTTTTATGAAAGTACTCTAAATATTACTTTTCAAAACCTAGATGTTGCAACACAAGAGGAGATAAAACTCTTAAACAGAGGTAGAGCGCACTATGTTGTTGAACTATATCCTGATGGTACAGGTACTACAAAGTACTTACTAGTAGGAAAAGACAACGGTGCAGAGGTTACAGGTGGTACTATTGTAACAGGAGCAGCAGCAGGGGATTTACAAGGGTTTACACTTACAGCAACAGCTAGTGAGGTTAATCCACCATTCTTTGCAACAGCACCTGACGAAAGTGCTACAACACCTATTACTCCTGCTTAATATATTTTTTATATATTTGCGTAGAGTATAAGTTTTTTTTGATTATGATAGAGGGGGGTGCATTAGCATCCCTCTTTTTTTATTACAAATTCTCACTTTTTATCGTTATACTTATATGAAGATTGTATCAGTATCGCAAACACAAACATTTAAGTATATACCAAGAGCAGAGTATGTTACTCAAACGCTTACATATACTGTTACTGATGAACAAACTAACAAGTCTGAAACAATTACAGCATCTACTATTGTTGATAGCAATGAAAACTTTTTAACAGCTTCTATGACATTTGGCAGCAGCAACGCACCATTTAGAGAAGGACACTTTTACACACTAGAGGTTTTAAATGGCAGCACATTAGTATATAGAGATAAATTGTTTTGTACAGCACAAGCACCTGTAACACAAAGCAGGTATAATGTAAATAAAGACGTTTACGATACAAACGATACACACAATAACGATTATATAGTATTATGATACACGCTTTAAGTTTATCGAATTATGTTAGCCCTACTATTGAAGAAAAAAAGGGTAAGGCATTTGTAACATACGGAGATAAAAACTCATACTTTCAGTACCTAATAGACCGTTACAATGGTAGTCCTACAAACAATGCTGTTATAAACGGTATTAGTGAAATGATATACGGCAAAGGATTAGATGCTACTGACAGCAACAAGAAGCCTGATGCTTACGCACAAGCCATTACACTATTACATAAAGACTGTTTACGCAAACTATGTGCAGACCTTAAATTGTTTGGTCAATGTAGTATGCAGGTAATTTACAGTAAGGATAGAAAAAAGATAGCAAGGGTTGAGCATATACCTGTTGAACAACTAGCTGCTGAAAAGTGCAACGATAAAGGAGAAATAGAAGCATATTACTACTCTAATGATTGGGCTAAATACAACCGTATTAACCAAGTAAAGCGCATACCTGCTTTTGGTATGAGTAATGAAGCTATCGAAATTGTTTACGTTAAGCCTTACAGAGCAGGCTACAAGTACTATGCCACCCCTGACTATCAAGGTGGGTTGCAATATGCAGACCTTGAAGAAGAAATATCTAACTTTCATATAAATAACATACAATCAGGATTAAGTCCTAGTATGCTTATTAACTTTAATTCAGGTACTCCTAGTGCAGAAGAAAGAGAACAAATAGAAAGACGTATCTATGATAAGTTTTCAGGAAGTAGTAATGCAGGTAAGTTTATACTATCGTTTAACGACAGCCCTGAAACAGCAGCTACAATAGACCCTGTACAATTAAGTGATGCACACAACCAATATCAGTTTTTAAGCGATGAGAGCAGCCGTAAGATACTTGTAGCGCACAGGGTAGTATCTCCTATGCTTTTAGGTATTAAAGACAATACAGGGCTTGGAAACAACGCAGAGGAGTTAGAAACAGCTACAAAGCTAATGATGAACTTGGTTATTAAACCTTTTCAGAACTTACTAATAGAGGCATTTGACAAAATACTAGCGTATAACGACATATCTCTTAACCTATACTTTAAGACACTACAACCTTTAGAGTTTATAGAAATTGACAAAGAAATTGTTGATGATGAAACACAAGAAGAAGAAACAGGTGTAAAGTTAGCAAGTGATTTAGATAAATTTGTAGACACAGATATTGCTGATGCTCTTATAGATTTAGGACAAGATGAAGAAGAACTACTAAAAGACTTTGAAGTTATAGATGAACAAGAAGTAGACTATGACAATGACGATGACCTAAACCAAAAGATTAAGGAGTTAAACGAGCAAACTAATCTAGCTAGTACAGGTAGTGCCAAGCCATATAGTGAAAGCAAACAAGATGGTAAGAGTAAACAAAAAGGTCAAGAGGACAAAACATATTTAGTTAGATATATGTACAACCCTGCAAAGACTAAAGGCACATCTAGGGAGTTTTGCAAAAAAATGGTAAGTGCTAAAAAGGTATATCGTAAAGAAGATATAAACGCTATGACAAGTAAAGTTGTAAATGCAGGTTTTGGCAAGGGTGGTTCTGACACTTATTCTGTATGGTTATATAAGGGCGGAGCGAGATGCAACCACAAATGGTTTAGACGTATTTACGCACGTAAGGAAGGCTCTAAAAGTCTAGGTAGTGTAATTAGTACAACAGAAGCTAAAAGTCAAGGATTTAAGCCCGAAGCTAACGCACAAAAAGTACCTGTCGCACCTAAAGATATGAAGTATAAAGGTTATACTGCTGCTTATTGGAATAAAATGGGATTTAAAAACTAGATATGGCAACAGCATTATTTATAAACAGAACAGACCTTGTAAAAAACAGCATCCTTGATGGTAATGTAGATACCAATAAGTTTATACAGTTTATCAAGATAGCACAAGAGATACACGTAAGAAACTACACAGGTAGTAAACTATACGATAAGCTACAAGCTGATATTATTGCGGACAATCTAACAGGCGATTACCAAACACTTGTAGATGATTTTCTTGCACCAATGCTTATCCATTTTGCTATGGTAGAGTATTTGCCTTATTCAGCTTATCAGTTAAAGAATGGTGGGTTATTTAAGCACACAAGCGAGAACGGAGAAACACCTAGTAAAGATGAGGTGGACTTCCTAGTACAAAAGGAAAGAAACCTAGCGGAGTATTACACAACAAGATTTATAGACCATATGAGTTTTAACAGTAATTTATTCCCTGAATATAACAATAACTCGGATGACGATGTTTATCCTGATAAAGACAGTTTATTTAATGGATGGGTTTTGACCTTATCATTATTAGTCAGTATATTTATGTAAATTAAAAATAAAGCGTATGCAATCAGAAATATGGAAGCCAATAAGTGGATACAATGGCTATTATGAAGTGAGTAATTTGGGTAGAGTGAGAAGTATAACGAGAAAAATAGAACGTACCGACCCTAAAGATGTAAGTAAAACAAGACTGTTTACATATAGGGGTAAGTTAGTGCCTTTTTGGATTACAAAAAAAGGGTATTGTCGTTGCACTTTAAATATAAATGGGAATAAAAAAAATCATTTAGTTCATCAATTAGTGGCAAAAGAGTTTATACAAAACAATAACAATAAGCCACAGGTTAATCACAAGAATTGTATTAAAACAGACAATAGTGTTGATAATCTTGAATGGGTAACTAATTTAGAGAATTTTGCTCACGCAGTAGA